TCTCCTGCACGTCGTTGATGCGGCTCTGGATGATGGGATCGGTCTTCATGTCCCGCTGGTAGAGCACCTTCACCCAGCCGATCCGTGCCGTCATCGCCGCGCGCACGGCCGCCTTGGCGCGCTTCTTCAGATTCGCGTCCTCGAGCTGCCGGTTGACTGCGATTTCCAGGCTCTTCGCGAAACCCTTCACCGCCGGATACTGGCCCGGATCCACCGCCTCGCTTGGCGTGACCGCGATCTCCGGATTCTTCGCATAGACGTGTGGCAGCATCGAGGCCAGCGTCGCGTAGATCAGATTCGTCCGAACCTGCTCCTCGGTGGCATCGTCTTCGCTGCGCACCCCGCGCACGTAGCGCCGATGCTCCTCGATCTGGCGATAGAGCTTCTCGTTGTCCTTCTTGCCCTGGTCGATGCGGTCGTTCCACTGGCGGACCAGGTCGTGCTCCGGACGCATGGCCTCCTCGTCCATCGCGCGCCCCGGTTCCGCCGTGGATTCCATCATGGTCGTCGCTACCGTCTCAGGCCATCAACAGGGCGTCGACCGTGCCGGTCGTGCCGCCGGAGACGGTCAGGCGCATCTGCTCGCCCATCTGCACCTCGGCGATCTTGATGGCCGCGCCGGAGCCGGTGATCACGTTCGACCAGGTGGTGCCGCCGTCGTCGCTCTTCTCCAGCGCCCAGCTCCGATCGGCCCCGGAGGACGGCTGGATGACGGCGACCGCGGAATCCTTGGTCACGTGCGGCGTGGCATCCATGCGGACGGCGGCGGAGCTGCCCACGCCCTGGGCGCTGGCGATGGTCTTCACTTTGAGGCTCATGGTCTTTCTCCTGTTGGTTCACCGGTGAAACGAAAAGGCCCGGCAAATGCCGGGCCCGTCATCGAAATCGTCCTGTCGTTCGGTCAGACGCGGATCGTCCGCTTCTTCTCCGAGGTCACCTTGATCAGCCAGTCGTAGGTTCCCGGCTTCGGCTCGTTGGCAGCGTCGTCCAGCTGCAGGGCCTTGTGCCGGGAGCGCAGCGAATACATCGCCTCGTCCCAGCAGTGGTCCTCCATCTCCGTGTCCACGTCCTCCCAGTTGTGGGGATCGGGCATCAGCACCGGCACCGTGCGGATGAAATGCCGGCAGGTGTCGAACACCTTGAACTTTTCCTGCTGCAGCGCCTGGATGATGGCCTGCGCCCCGTTTACGCGCGAGCCCGGCCCCTTCGACGCCTTCACCCAGCGCACTCCCTCCTTGCGGAAGTACTCCTCGATGGTCTTCTCACGGCCGTCGTTGGCGAAGATCTGGCTGTCGGCCGGGTTGCGTCGGAACACCACTCCGGCCGCCAGCTCGCGCGCCTCCAGCTGCCGCACCTTGCGCGCCACCTCGGTGGCCGACTCCCGCGTACCCACGCCGGCCTTGCCGCCGTAGCCGTACAGCTCGCGATAGCGGTACACCACCCCGTCCGGGCTGATCGTGTACCAGCCGATGGAATACGGCGCCGCGAATCCCCAGTCCATCGCCCGCCAACGCGGCCAGTCCAGGGGCACCTCGAATGGCTTCACCACGTGCACCTTCGGATTCCAGATCCCCTGCAGGAACCCGCCCACGACGATGTCCCAGTCCCCGTCGCGCCAGGCGCGGCGCAGTTCCGGATTCTTGATCCCGTCGAGCTGCCTCACGTACTCCGGGTCGTTCTCCATCATCGCCCGGTTGTCCTCCAGGTCCACGTGGATGCGCACCCGGGCGTTGCCCTGGTCGTCGGTGACCACGGTACCTTCCGGACCGATGTCGATGAAGTGCTCCTTCACCCAGCCGTGGCCGGCCCCGTACGGGTTCCCCGTGGAACAGTAGAACCGCGGCACCTCCGGCACCGAACAACGATTGGTCGACTTCATCACCTCGTAGCAATCGTTGCTCGGCCAGTTGGTCAGCTCCTCCCAGCCCACGAACGGATATTCGTGGCCGTGATAGTTCCAGTAGTCGTCCGGATCCTTGATGGCGCGCAGGAACAGCTCCTCGCCGTCCGGAAAGACCCACTTGTAGTCGCTCTTGGCCGACAGCCATCGCGCCTTCGGGAAGATCTGCGGGATCCACCGCTTGCACTTCTTCACCACGTCGTCCAGGTGCTTGTACTCGCGCCGGAAGATGATCCCGGTCCAGGCAGAGCCGAATCCCACGCCCACGTAGCGCAGGTACTTCATGATCAGCGTCTCCGTATTGTGCGTGACGATGAAGTCCTTCACCACGAAGAGATGCGACGGATGCGCTACCTCGAAGCAGACACCGTCACGCTCGCCGACCGGCTCGATGGCCAGTATCCGGTTCCGGCAACCCTTCTGTGGCCGAACCTTTCTGGCCTTGCGCGGCAGGCGGAACGGATTGAACTTGCCGGCATGGGTGATGGATACGTGCCAGTAACCGTGTCTTCCGCCCTTGCCGCTGTGCTTGTTCTTCCAGTGGATTCGCGCCTTGCCGCCGAGCGAACGGACCAGATACTGCACGGCTTCCGCCAGATGGCGGGACACGCTCACGAACGAGCATTGCCCGCCCGGGTTTTCCGGCTTTCCATTTCCGCGTTCGACGGAACCATCGCTGTCCATCAGACCCTGAAGCAGGGCGAGCCTGCTTTCCGGATCCGCCGCAAGCAGAACATCGGGAATGCGCTTGTCCGCGCCCGAGTGGCGACCGACGAACGCCTGCAGTGCCTTCCCGGCATCGCCGAGCAGCGTCACCATCGTCGTGGTCTGTGATGGATAGTCGTAGACCCGCCATCCCGCACGTTCCAGGTAATCGATCACTTCCGGTTCGACCGTGTAGATGCTCGGATGTGCGGCATTGGTCGTACCGTTACCCAGCAGATAGCCGACGATCCACGGATCGAAACCGCGCCATTTCCTCCCGGGTGCTGGCGCCGACATCAGTGGCAGATAGTGGGGTCCCTTTCGCACCCGGATCTGATCCGTCGTCAGCACCCGCCAGCCGTCACGGCAACCGTTCTTGCCGTGATAGACCAGCCAGTTGTGTTCGCCGCAGACCACCACCGATGCGCCACCCTCCGTCACGACCCGGTAGTACGGCTCCCGTCGACCAGGATAGATGCCCAGGATGCGCGTGTACTGTCCATCGGGTGCGACCAGCCTGTCATTCATGGTCACATCACCTGCCGGAACCCAGCCTCTGTCCGTCAGAACCGGCTGGTCGTTCGCCAAGCGCTTCCCACCACCACGATTTCCTTCCGCGAAGATCTCCCGCACCGGGCAGGTCAGGAACCGCGTCTGGCCGCCCGGGAAGGGCTGCCAGACGACCTCTACTTCCGGCTGCCGTAGTGCTGGCGCTGCCATTCTTCCAGGCTCGTCTCGGCCGGCACCAGCAGCACGCCGCCGGTCTTGATCTCGCCGCCGTGCTCGACCTTGTCGGTGAGCATTTTCTTGAACTTCATCAGCAGCTCGAGCGCGCCCTTCTTGTCGCCGTGCCGGATGCGCGTCACGAAGGCCTGGGCCTCCTCGTTGCCGACCGCCTTCACCTCGATTTGCGCCAGGGCGCGCCGGGCCTGTTCCGGCATGTCCTTCACGTGCCGCAGATTGCCGTCCTCGTCGAAGTAGTCCGCCGGGTCCAGGAAGGCGATGGCGGCCACCTCGCGCAGGATGCGCTCCTCGCTCACGTCCGCCTTCGCCTCGGCTTCCTGCCTCTTCTGCTCTAGGTACATGGCCACGTGCCGGTTCTTGAGCAGGCGTGGCCCGTTGGCCTCGGCCGACTTGGCCGTGGCCCCGTAGGCCAGCATGTAGCAGGCCTTCGCGTTACCGCGCACCTCCGGATCTTCCGACGCACGGAACAGATCGCAGAAGACCTGCTGCTTCGGCGTCAGCCCGTTGATGTTTCGCGACATGCTTGCCTGCCATCGGTTGGAGAATCACTTCGGCGCAGCGGGAACCGAATGCAGCCAGTCGCGTTCCAGTGGCGACACGCGCGGCCGGTACAGGTCCTGGTACATCTGCTCCTGCCGGCGCTCGAGCTTGGCGAGGTTCTCGTCCAGGTTCTCGAGCTTGGCCACAACCATCTGCTGCGCCCCGTACATGGTCACCCCACCGGTCACGAGAGCGATGATGATCGCCTCGATGATTCGCTGCACGTTCAGCCGCTCCGACGATGCGCCAGCGGACACGACGAACGGCACCCAGTTGCTCGGATCACGCCAGGGCATTTCACGCTCCCAATAAAAAACCCCGCCGGAGCGGGGTTCGTTGAAATTGCATACCCGGTGGGGAAGAAATGCCGTGGTTTTCGTCTGGGGGCATTTATCCGAGTATGGAAAAATCGTAGCTTCTCATTCCGGGTTTTGCAAGCCCGATTCATCACCACCGGTCGATGCGCCCTGCTGGCGCTCGCGAACGTGGCGCCAAGCCCGGTTGCTCCACTCGTCCAGCGTGCGGTACAGCGCCTCGTAGCGTGCCTGCCAGATGTCGAACCATTGCGAACGGCCTACCCCGATCCACGCCGCCTTCAGTTGCCAGCTCTCCGGCTGACTGTAGCGCACTGGATCGGCCAGCTCCGCGATGGCCAGGCCGGCCATGCGCCGCAGGCGCTCCTGGCCGGTCGGCACCCGCCAGCCGTTTGCGTTGGCCATGTCCACCGCCTTGAGCCACAGCGCGTATTCCAGCGCATTGGCCCCGGACCAGTCGTGGGCCCACTTCATGCGCATCGCGTGGTACCAGGCCGCCGGCATTCCGGCGCAGTGCCAGCCCGGCAGGTCCGGATGCGCATCGTCGGCCACCACCCTGACCGGGTTCGGCTGGCGCTGCAGATCCTCAGCGCTCATCACCGCCGCCATCGACGCCCCCCTTGCGCTCGAAGCGATATGCATTTCCCCCCTCCACCTGGTCCACGCTGGTCATGCGATAACCCCGGCGCACGATGGCATCCACGATCGACTCGTCCGCCTTGCCCTGGCACAGCACCACCAGCCACGGGCTCGGGTTTCCCGGGAAACGCACCACCTTCTCCGCCTTCGTCTCTGGCGGCGGAGACGGCGTCTCCGGGCGCCTGCCGGCCAGCAGCCGCAGCTTCGCCTTCTCGGCCAGCATGTACTGCGCGGGCACCCTGGGCCGTTCCTTGCGCGTCTCCACCACGATGCCGCGCCGGGCCATGGCCCGCAGCGCCACCCCGATCTGCTCCGCGGTGTAGCGCAGGCCGCGGGCCCGGCGATGGATCTCGGCCGCCGTGACTGGCTTGGCGATGATCGACATCGCCTCGTACACGTGCCGCTGGATGCTCATGCCTGCGCCTCCGCCGGCACGAAGGCCTCGTCGTCGTCGATCTCCACCAGCAGCATCACGTAGCGCTTGCCACCGCGCAGCGCCGGCTGCGGCGATGCGAACTCGAAGCACGCGCCCATCTCGTCGACGCCCTTGCCCGTCACCATGGTCTCCTCGGCCACGGCCAGGTAGGGCCGGATCTTCTCGATGAGCAGGTGCAGCGCCTGCGTCTGAGTCTCGTGGTTCATGGCGTCCCCCTTTCGTCCTGGTCCCGATCAAACCCGATCACGTTTCGCCGTTTCCGGCTCGTCCGCCGCTGGCGCCGATGCCGGTGGTGAAACGTGCGCCTCCATCTCGCTGAGCTTCGCGCGGATCTCCGCGATCCAGTACTGCGCCACCTCCGGACTGGCCGGCTCGCCCTGCGTCGGCTGCACCGGCTTGTACTTGCGCAGGTGTGCCAGCTTCGCCAGCTCGACGAACTGCGGCAACGACGGCGCCGTCGTATAGCGCTGCTTGCACAGCTTGAAGGCCTCCTCGATCTCGCCGTCCGAGTAGGGCGTCAGATCCGCCCCCCACTCCTCCACGGCCAGGTCGAACATCTTCGGCGTCGGATAGCGCCCGGACCACGTCCCGCCGTAGACCGCGTTCAGCCGGGCGAAGAGCTTGTGGATGCGCCGCTTGTTCACATCACTCGTCCTCTGGCGAGAACTCCTCGAGAGCGTCTTCGCACCCTCGAGCAATGATTTCTGCGCCACTTTGGCGGCGTAGCTGATGTGGGGCATGTGAACCTCCTGGCCGCTTGGCCGTCGATGGGGATGGATCTGTGCTGCTCGTGCCGGCTTGAGCATGACGTGTTCTTCCCTGGCGATAGACCCGCTCATTCGCGAGCCACTTGCGAAACTCGGCATCCCAGTTTTCCCGCAGCGTGCCGCGCGCCTGGTGATGTGCGACGAATGCCAGCAAGCATTCGTGCGGATCGGGCAGACGATGAGCGCGAGCGTATTCCACGTGCTGCTCGGTGACGGCGAAATCGTCCGGCACCGGCACTGGCGCCGTTTTGCATTTGAGCGAATCAACGCGCGCGCGCGCGTCTGTGTGTGTTTCTTTCCGGAGATCCGGGGGTATGCCCTTCCTCCTTTGCCCTTCCTCTGCCCCTCCTCGATGTGGATAAGTTCCTGCAACTGGCATAAATACGACGTTTTCGCTTTGCCCATCCTCTGCCCCTCCTCCTTTGCCCTTCCTCTGCCCTTCCTCTGCGGGACGGATCTCGGCTGTACTGCCTGGATCATCGACAAAAACAGCACCCAGCGACGCCAGCGGCAGCCTGAAGACCATCGGATCGGTCCGCTTCGACTTCGGACGCCGGCAGATCAACCCGGCCGCTTCCAACTGCGACAGCGCCACCCGGATCTGCTTGATCGACACCACCTCGTCGTCGCGGAGCGTACTGCCGATTCGTCTGTCCACGGACAGCAGCTCCTTGAACATCTGGTATGACACCTTTCGCGTCACGCCGACAAGGCCGGTACCATAGTCCATGTGCCGGCGCAGGCCTCGCAGATAGAGCACCTGCGCCATCAGCGGCAGGCCCTGGAGCCTCTCGTCCTCGTCGTCGTTCCACTTGGTATCCATCACCCCTCCTCGTCCAGCGCGAAGCCGCCACGCTCGCCGCGGCAGGACGGAAACCGCCGCCCGCTGCCGCAACGCAACTCGCCGGAGGACATCTCCACCCGCCGCCGGCAACATCGGCAACCCCGCTCCCGGATCTCCATCCGCAGCACCTGGTCGAACACCGGATCCCGATACGCCGGCGTCACGGCATCGCCTCCGGCTCGTCCGGGAACACCGTATCCAGCCAGGCCTCGACGCTTGCCTTCTGGCGCCGGAACTGCAGGGCCGGATCGGGCGCCGGCGTGCCGAACGCCCGCTCGCGCGGCGCCTCGATGCGCGCCAGCGCCTCGGTTGCCGCTTCCAGCGTGCGCGAAGCCTGCTCGATGGAACCGCGCAGGCGCTCCACCTGCTCCGGCACCGAGAGCGGGAACGGCCGGGACAGCCCCAGCGCGTCGCACAGGAAGAACACCGCGTCGTACTGCTTCGTGAAGCGCGAAATCGCGATGATCTCCGAAAAGTGGAAGAACTCCCCCTTGGCCCGCGACAGGCAGGCCCGGATGCGGTTCGCGGCGCGCTCCAGGTCCTTCCCCTTCCAGATCCCGTCCACCTCGATCAGGTGGAAGGCGATCTGGTAGCTGTCGAACCCGCGCACCATCCGCTTCAGCGCGTCGTAGCCGTCCGCGTAGCTCATGTCGGCCGCTCCTGTAACCGTGGCTGGATGTGGCCGGCGCCGCGCAGGCATCCTGAGCGCCGGTCGGGAAGAAGAAATGCCGCCGCATGGGGACACGGCGGCCAGACCACCAGGGAGGTGGAATCCATCGGGAGATGGAACAGGGAGGAAATCATGCGGCCTCGCCCCTTTCGCGACGACAGGCCGGGCATTGGCACCAGTCCTCTCGGGGATAGAGATCGGGGCGGAGGTCGTGGCGACTTACTTTGAAGTTTGTTGCTTTTTCAATGGCAAAAACTCTTTCTGCAGGTATGCCATTACGTTCCCATTTACGAATTGCTTCGCCAGACAATCCTCCAATAGCACGTCCTACAGAGGCATATGACCCAAAAAGCTCTCTTAAGCGATGAATCGTCGTGTTGCTATTCATGCCCGAAGAATAGCAACTGATAGTTGCCTTTTCAACAACTGACTGGAGATCGTTTCATGTCTACTCTGCAACACATGGTTGCAGTAGAAAAATCAGACCCAAAACAGGAGTTTGCCTCTCGTTTACAGAAGGCCTGTGATATTGCTGGGCTGCCGAAAGGCCGCGGCAGGCGTGTCCGTCTTGCTGAGCTTTTTCACATCTCTGGCGAGGCTGCGAGAAAATGGCTTGATGGCTCCAGTATCCCTAACACCAAAAGAATTCCAGAAATTGCTCATAAGCTAGGCGTCAGAGGTGAATGGCTTTTAACCGGTTCTGGTCCAATGACGGACAAACCAGAACCAGGAATAGCGAATGTTGACATAGATTGCCTAACTCAAGCCCTTGAAGGACTGGATATTCTGGAAGCGGAATTCGGGAAACTCAAAAACCCCAAGGAAAGGGCTGAATTTCTCTGGGAATTGTATAAAATCAACAAGGAACTCACGGATTCCGGGGCCCCGCCCATGGATTCCGACAAGATCATCCGCCTGTTCGAACACGGCAGACGCTTCGCCTCGAGGTAGCCGGCCCCGCGGCGTCGCGAAGGAAGGAGGACCGCGATGGAGCCGGAAGACAAGCTGCAGGACCTGGTGCGCCGCTTCGCCCGCGCCGAGAAACGCCAAACCTCGTCAACCCCCCACCCCACAACGACGTTCCCCGGGAAACCTCGCCGCCGTCCTGGCTTCCTCGCCTGGCTTGGCCGGCCGACCATCGTTCCCCGTGGCCGCACCGTGGCTGCCGTCATTCTCGCCGTCACCTTGATCGCAACAGAACTCCTCGATGCCGCCATCCACGACGACATGGAAGCCCGCTACCAGGCCCTCTATCAGGAAACCGTCACCCTTCGCCGTGAACTTGCCACCCTCCGACAAACCCGCTCCGACGTCCCCGAACTCCCCCCACCCTACGAAGACGTCCGCTCCGGCTTCGCCAACTGGCACATCTGCACAACCGGCGACTGCGGCACACCCAACAACAAGCCGTTTTGACCAGGGTTCTGCTATGGGTTACGAAAATTGGCGCCACACTTCCCTTTCGCCGCTTTCTATCCAGCTTGATCCGGAAAATCCGAGATTACCTGGCCTGCCACCGAACGCCGATCAAGACCAAATTCGCGAAGAGCTGTTTGGTGTAGCCAAGGTTCGCGACATGGTTAAATCTGTTGCAAAGGGAGGATTCTTCCCTGACCAGCCGATTGTGGTAATCCAAGATGACAACAAACGCTATGTCGTTATTGAGGGAAATCGTCGGGTTTGCGCATGCCAGGTGCTGGTCAAACCATCACTGGCGCCCGAAAACCAGGCAAGATGGTTAAAAAAATGGACGGAAACCGCACAACCCTATCTCGACAGCGTAAAGAAAATCCGCACGGTTGTCGCACCAAGTCGTGAAGACGCCACGCGCCTTATTGTTTCCAAGCATCTGAACGTGGCACCAGTCAGGAGCTGGTCGCGTTACGCACAGGGAAAGTTTGCTATCAACGAGTACAATAGCGGAAGAGATATTGAAGACATCGCAGAGGCAACTGGCATGCCATCCCGTGATGTCACAAAACTTATCCAGGAAGCAAGGCTTTTTGATGTATTCCTAGGTCTTGACTGGACTGACGAGGAACATGCAGTCATCCTGGAAAATACAGACACTTTCCCCATTGAAGCTCTGCAACGAGTCCTGAACAGCCCCTACACTCATGACACGCTTGGAGATGTCACGTATAACCAGGCTGGTTGGCCAGAATTTCACTGGGAAAAGGAAAAGATTGTGCCCTTCCTGAAGCGCCTGGTCTATGACGCCCTTCCCGCCTTGAGTGGAGCAAAGAAGGCACGCCTGACCAGTCGCACGATTAACCGCTACGAAGATGTCAAACCTTACCTTGAAGAACTCCCGGATGAATTACTGCCCAAAAAAACGCGCAAAGGAACCAGCGCCGACTCACTGATCGATCACAAAAAGTTACCAGAATCCCAACTTCCTGCCCTGCCAAAGAAGCGCAAGCGTAAGCGCACCTCACGCTCTTCCGCCCTTTTGCCACCAGATATTGAAAACAAAACTGGAAACAAGAAACTTGCCTCTCTTCTGGAAGAAGCCCAAACCATCAATCCGGAAAATTACCCGCACGCTTCCGCGCTACTGCTACGGTCGATTCTGGAAATTGCACTAATTCTGCGTCTCAAGAAAGCCAAAACAATTGCGGATTGTATGGCTGAGCATGGTGTCACACACAACAACATGCCAACCCTGATGCAAATGATCAAGTTTGCAGCCAAATCTGAAAAAACACTACCTGATGTAAACCTCAGAAAAGCCATACAAAATGAAGGCGATACGGCACGAAAACTGACCAATTTGGTTGCACACAATGACCAGCATATTCTAACCCCTACGCAAGTGCGCGATATTGCCATTCGCATGCAACCCTTGCTGATGGAGTTGCTTGGCTAAAATCGATGGCCATCGTTCTGGCTTTGTGCAAAAATAACAATAAACAAGGGGCCCACGATGACAAAAGCAACCCAGGACTATGACCACAAAACCGTAAGAGACTACTGGATTGCCCGGTATAGGTCGCTAACCAACCGACGGCACCTCCCCAGGGATTGCAGCCCGCTTCGGTATCCTGGCGGCAAAGGGTCACTGAAATATTTTCTTGCCAATACGCTATTCGAAAACAGGTTTGAAGGTGCAACCCTGATTGAACCCTTCTGCGGCGGTGCCGGCGCATCCCTTCCATTACTCATTGCAGGACACATCCGCAGCCTTCACCTGAACGACTCAAATCCGGCCGTGGCTGCTTTTTGGCACAGCGTATTCTTCGACACCTATGCACTAGCCAGCCTTGTAAAATACACCCCTGTCACCATGCGGCAATGGCATCGTTGCCGCGAAGTCATCGACCATCACCGAGAAGCCAGTACACTTGAGCTCGGTTTTGCCGCTTTCTTCATGAACCGTTGCAACCGTTCTGGCCTGCTCACCAGCGGCCCGATTGGAGGATATCAACAAACAGGGAAATATAAACTCGATTGCCGTTACAACAAGGAAAACCTGATTTCTCGCATCCTGTCTCTCGGCACTCTAGCCAGAAAAGTAACCGTAAGCTGTGACGATGCTTGCAGTTTTCTTTCCAACTTCGATGACAACATACTAAATCAGTCATTGATTTTTCTTGATCCACCCTATGTCAAACAGGGGCACAATCTGTACAAGAAATACTCATTTGAACCAGCAGACCATGAGCGCCTTGCCAATTTCATCAAGCCAAAACCATGGCACTGGCTCATTACCTATGACGACCACCCTTTGATTCACCGTCTGTATGCTGAGCGAGCGCGTGACGTTGTTGAATTGAGCTATCAGATGCAACAGGCCAAGTTTGGCCGGGAATTGTTCGTGGCATCGGCGCATTGCCGCATATCGTTACCGAATAGCCATGAACCAGAAACTCGAAAAGAATATCCTAACGAACCATGTGTGGCGGCAACATGCTGAATCGATAATGTTTTTATGAAGATCTACATTTTCTGATACGGTAACTATGCTGCTTTCTTCAGTTCGCGTTCCGCAGCTTTGCCAATATCCCAGGTGAACCATCCGGTATTGACCAGTTGTGCAAAGCCCATTTTCTCGTTTTGATGAAATATAACGCTACTCTGTTTCTGGTGCCTTTTGTTCCTTCTTGGCTCGCATAATGAGCATCGGTAATGTTACCGGCGGCAATTTCATTCTGAGACAAGTGTTCTGCAAGTATTCGCGCCAGTAGGGCCAAACATGGAACAGGGCGTTATCCTGCCCGAATGCATTGAGCGCATCCAATGGAATTTCCGTATCGCAATCCTGCTCGTACTCGGCCACAAAAACAGCCGTGATCTCCGCCATCTGGTCTTTGACCGATTCATCGGGCGAATGAGTGTCATTGACAGTGATAAAACGCGCGCCAACCCTTACAAAAAATCGCCACAGCTTGATCTCGCCGCCATCTATCCCCGGCACAACAGAAAGCCTTGGCTCATCAACCATCTGGCGATACTGAAATGCCAGATCGTTCCTCGGAAAACGGTGCGGCAGAAAGCCTTCATCCATATCCGCAGCGGTTTCAAGCAAATACACATCCGCGATATTAAGGCGCTCATACGCCTTCTTGAGCAAGGCTTTTTCGTCTTTCGTCATGCAGCAAGCTCTTGCGGGTTGGACCAATTCTTCTGATTGGCCGGATCAATTCGCCCGGCCAAACCAAGGCGCGGCAACAAGTTCTGTTTCAGGAGAACGGCCTGCGGTTCTTCGTGCCATTCAATCCTGCGATCCTTCTCGTGGATTCTCAGACAGATCTCATGCCCGAGCGCATAAACGATATCCGACAGAGTGCGAAGCGTCATGTTGCGACTTCCGTTCAACAATTGGCTTACATAGCTTGCCGTAACGCCGAGCGCCTCGGCCAGCTTCGCCTGGTTCCATCCCTTGCGGTTGAGTGCTTCCCAGATCTGTTCCGTTACGTCCAGGATCAGTCCTTCCCGTGCGTAGGCCTTACGATATTCCTCGGATTCGTCGTGCCATCTTTCAAGAAGGGTCTTATCGTCGGACATTTCTCTTTCACTCCTGCTTTAGTTCCACATCCAGTTTCTCGAATGCCTTTTTCACGGCATTCGTAAGCGCGCGGCCCATTTTGTCGTTCTTCTTCCGCGTGCAGTACGCGACGACGAAATCGTGTCCATAACGCTTTCCGTAGGCGCGCAACCCCCGTTTTGCCTTCACTGCGTAGATGCTATCGAACTCATGACGCCATTGATTCGGGGATTGCAATTTACCCATGTCACCAAGACGTTCCAGCATCCGTTGCAATTGCGCGAAGGCGTCGGGTTCATTGGCATGTTCCTCCTTCAACCCCTCCAGTTGCCGGTCGGCTTCATCCGTGAACTTGATGGTCAATACCTGACCATTATGGAGGGTTTTCATTCGGAGTTTACCTAAATGTAAAGACTATATCGGCAAATGACAAGGTCAATTGAACCATATTCTGGTTATTTTTTCTCCCGATCCCCCTCCCCCACCGCCGACGACCTCTGATTTCCGCAACCTTTGGTGTTGACTTGGCAACTTTCGGTTGCTATTTTAACTCAAAACGCAACCAATGAGGTCCCCATCATGTCCATCAACCCCCTCACCGGCCTGGTCATTCGCCAGCACCGCGAGCACGTGAACGATTACCGCAACGCCGCCCGCTACGGCCGCTACCTGTACCGCCGCGAGCAGTACCTGCGCGGCCTGGCCGACGGCGTCAAGCGCACCTTCCCGCTCGAGCTCGTCCGGGCCTGAGCCGTGGACGCCCTGTCCATCGCCCTGTGGCTGCTGGCCGGCCTAGCCGGCCTGCTCGGCCTCGTCGTCGCCCTGGTGGTCATGAGCGGCATCAACCGCCTGGACGAGGAGCCCTGGCCGCTGGGCCCGGAAACCGACCCGCACAAGGAGGAATCCCCATGATCGAACCTGCAACCGGACCCGCCCGGCCGTTTCCCGGGAAACCGCTGGACCCGGCCGCCAGCGAGGCCCTGTGCCGCGAACACCTCTACTTCTGCTGGCGCGAGGCCTGCCGCCGCTGCGACGGCTACGCCCGCGAAGGTCTGACGAACAGGCTGTACATCGCCGCCGACACCTTCGACGGCTGGCTGGGCGGCTTCATCGTCGCCCTGGAACTGGCCGCGCCGCCCTGGCGCGAGTGCGTCATACAGGAAGCCGACTTCCTGCGTTCCGTCTGGATCTACCGCCAGAACGTTCGCCTGCTCCAGCGGGCCGACGAGGAGGTGCGCCATGCTCGTGCTCGGACGTAAGGCCGGCCAGGCCGTGATGATCGGCCACAGGATCACCGTCACCGTGCTGGCCGTGCGCGAGGACGGCACCGTCCGCCTCGGCATCGAGGCCCCGCGCGACATCCCCGTCCACCGCGAGGAGATCTACCGCCGGATCCGCCAGCAGGAGGCCGAAGCATGAGCGCCCTCCTCCTCGCCGGCATCTTCTACGTGGACATCGGCATCGGCCTCCACCTGCCCACCGACGACGTGTGCCTGCAGCGCCCCGACGGCGTCGAGCAGTGGAACAACCCCATCGGCCAGGTCGAGGCCGGCTACCGTGTCCGCGACGTCACCTTCTTTCTTTCCCACCAGTCCTCCACCGAACAGCGTGACCAGGGACTGAACAAGATCGGCGTGAAATACCGCCTCATCGAATGGTGAACCAACCCAAGGAGAACCCATGACCACCCGACCCGATCTGTGGAACGCCACCGTCGCCACGTTGCGACAAGGCCTGACACAGGAAGAACTGAGCGAAAAACTGTCAGAAGCCGTCTGCATGGCCCGTGAAACGGGCAAGCAGGCCAAGGTGGCACTGGAAATCACGGTCAAGCCGATCGGCGATGGCCAGTACGAGCTGCGCGACAAGATTACCGCCAAGATTCCGGAGCACCAGCGCGGGATCACCCTGATGTTCGGCACGCCGGACGGAAACCTGATGCGTGACGATCCGCGCCAGCGCAGCCTTGATCTGCGCGCCGTCGACGACACCCCGGAAGAATTCAAGACCGTGGAGGAAAACTGATGGAGAACAACAACCCCGTATCCGACACCCAGGCCGCCATCGAGGCCGGCAAACAGCTTGGCGCCGCAAAGGTACAGGAGGTCAACGGCGTGCCCGTCGTACTGGCCACGGAATCCGTCGAGGTCGTTCCGCTGCGGGAATTCATGGATCGTCCCCAGCGCATCGAACAACGTGTCGAGGTGAAGGACGCCGACTCGTTCATCGATTATTACAACGTGTTCTGTTCGCAGGACGGCGGCGGAGTCGTGTTCTGCGATACCGAGAATGCGGAGTTCGTCGGCGTGCTCGACTACCACAACCCGGGCACACCCGACTGGTGCGAGCACGTCGTGCGCTTCGAATGCACGAAAACACGCGAATGGATCGACTGGACCGAGAACGACGGCCAGGCCATGGACCAGATCAGGTTCGCCTATTTCATCGAGCAGCACATGGATGAAATCGTGAACCCGAAGGCTGCGGAGATGCTGGAGATCGTGACCACGCTGAAGGCCAACAACAAGGTCACGTTCGAAAGCGGTGTTCGTCTGGCCGATGGGCAGGTCCAGCTCCAGTATCGCGAAGAGATCGACGGCCAGGCGGGTATCAAGGGCGAGCTGAAAATCCCCGAAGAGTTCACGCTCGGCATCCGCGTCTTCGAAGGCGAAGCGGCATACAAGGTCGTCGCGCGATTCCGCCATCGCATCCGCGAAGGCAAGGTGATGATGTGGTACGACCTGGTGCGCCCGCACAACATCGCCCGCGACGCCGTTGAAAGCATTGCCGACCGCATACGTGAAAAGGTCGAAGCCGATCTGTTCCTGAACGGTCGGATCTGAAATCGGGAGAAAAACCATGCCCGCTACCGCTCAAAAACAGCAGACCTTCGACATGCAGCCCGGCGTCGTCGCCGAGCTGCCGATCGACATCGTCGACCTCGACCCGGACCAGCCGCGCAAGGACTTCGACGAGGCCTTCATCCGGGAACTGGCCGCGGATATCGGCGCGCGCGGCGTGCTTCAGCCCATTACGGTGCGCCCCAACCCCGATGCGGCAAGGCGTTACATCATCGTCTTCGGCGAGAACCGCTATCGCGCCTCCCTCGCAGCGGGCAAGGCCACCATCCCCGCCCTGCTCGACGCCGACGCCAACAACGATCCGCTCGCCCGGATGATGGCCCAGGTCAAGGAAAACCACCTGCGCCGCGACCTCAATCCCATCGAATGGGCCAACGTCCTGCGCCGCCTGCGCAGCGAACACGGCCAGAAGAGCGTGACCGACGTGGTCGAAACCCTCAAGCGCCATGGCATCGAGATGTCGCGCCCCCACGTCTCCAACATCATGCGCCTGGCCGACCTGCCGGAATGGGCCCAGGACCTGCTGCGCCGCGGTGAGATCTCGACGGGCCACGGCAAGCACCTGCTCACGGCCATGGCCTCGGAGGCCGTCATGGCGGCTCTCGAGAAAGATTACGCCGACGACGATTTCAGACCCGGCGTTCGAACCCTGCAGGCGGCAATCGTAAGGCTCTATCACGTACATCACGCCAAGCTGAACGTGCCATGGACACCGCCATTCGACTACCGGGCCGAATGCATCGAAACGGGCTGCCGAAAGATGCGGCGCATCTCGGCAGGCGACGCTTCTCGCCACGAACTGTTCTGCCTCGACCAGGCCTGCTACGACCGCAAGTGCCAGGAACAGGAAGACCGTGACCGCGAAGCCCGCCAGGCAAACCAGGCGGCCGGCGATCGTACAGGCCAGATGCCCGACGAGAACACGCCCCGCCAATCGCCCCCAAGCCAGCGATACACCTTCGAATACGAAATCGCCAACTGGCTTCGCGCCGAGCTAAAGGGATACGTCGAACTTCATCCCGGTGTGCAGATCATGCTGCTGGTCCTCGCCGCTATCGACCTGGATTTTGGCTGGCGGTTGGAGGAAACCGTGACCGAGGAACTCGAACGGGCCGGCTTGCGCATCCTGAACGAAGAAGACGTCTTCGACTTTCCGGCGCTGATCGCGACACAGTTCGACGACAAGCTGCAGGCAGCCGCGGCACTCGGCGTGCTGCGGGCGCTCGACAAGGAGCACCTCGCCAGCCTCGCCCTTCGCGCCGAGCTCGACATCGAGGACTGGCGCCCGGATGCGGAATACCTCGAGCGCTACACCAAGGCCGAGCTGGTGGACCTGCTCATCGAAATGGGCGTGTACGACGAGGACGACCGTCCCCGCCTCGGCAAGCTGAGCGCCGACGAGCTCGTCGAACGCATTGTGGAGGACGGCGACCGCATGGAGACGCCGGACGAGCTGCGCGAGGCCTGGAAAGCCTTCATCGCGCCGGAAACGGAAGACGCCTGACCGTGTCGCTCACCCCCGATCACCTCAGGCTCATCGAACTGCTCGCCCGCCGGGCGGTGGACGAGCTGGTCGCCGCCCGCGAGCGCGAGGCCACGAGGTTGACAGCTCCCGAAGCACGGCAACAGAATCGGCCATCGCCCCGGACCGCCGCCACCCGATGATCGCCGCCACCTACGCCCGCTACAGCTCCGACGCCCAGCGCGCGGCCTCCATCGACGACCAGGAACGCAACTGCGACGCCGTCGCCGAGCGCCACGGCTGGACCGTCGAACACCGCTACCGCGACCGCGCCGTCTCCGGCGCCGTATCCGACCGGCCGGAATACCGGCGCATGCTCGGGGACGCCGAGGCCGGCCACTTCCAGGCGCTGCTCATCGACGATCTCTCCCGTCTCGGCCGCGACCAGGTCGAATGCGAACAGGCCATCCGCCGCCTCGAATACTGGGGGATCCGCATCCTCGCCGTCTCCGACGGCTACGACTCCGCCGATCCGGCCGGCACGCGCAAGATCCACCGCGCGTTCAAGAACATGATGAACGAGCTGTACCTGGACGACCTGCGCGAAAAGACCCACCGCGGCCTCACCGGCCAGGCGCTCAAGGGCCACAACGCCGGTGGCCGCACCTACGGCTACCGCCACGTCCCCATCGAGGACCCGTCACGCACCGATCGCCTCGGCCGGCCACTGGTGATCGCCGTGCGCCGCGAAATCGACCCCGAACAGGCCGCCATCGTCCGCCGGATCTACACCTGGTACGCCGACGGCCACAGCCCCATGTGGATCGCCGCCGAGCTCAACCGCCTCGGCATCGAGGCCCCGCGCGGTGGCACCTGGTCACGGACCGCCATCTACGGCGACCGCCGCGCCGGCGTCGGCATCCTCAACAACCCGCTCTATCGCGGCGACTACATCTGGAACCGCAGCCGCTGGGTCAAGGATCCGGACACCGGCAAACGCCGCCGCATCGAGCGCCCGGAATCCGAATGGATCGTCCACCACATGCCCGAGCTGCGTATCGTCGACGAGGACCTGTGGCGTCGCGTCGTATCGCGCCTCGACGCCAACCGGCGCGAATCCACCTCACGCGCCCTGGCCGGCAAGGGCACCGGTGGCCGCCGCCCGAAGTACCTGTTCTCCGGCCTGCTCGTCTGTGGCGTCTGTGGCGCCAACTACGTCCTCGCCAACAACCGCGCCTACGGCTGCGCCGGGCACCGCGACCGCGGCACCCACGTCTGCGACAACGCCATCCACGTCCGCCGCGACCTCGTCGAGTCGCGCCTGCTCGAACACATCAAGGAGGAACTGCTCACGGACGAAGCAATGGCCTACTTCCGCAAGGAGACCACGCGCCTGCTCGGCGAACGCAAACGGGAAGCCGACGACGAAGGCCTTCGTCGCCGTCTCGGGAAACTGGAAAGGGAAATCGAGAACATGGTGGCCGCCATCCGCCAGGGCACCATCAGCACAGCCCTGCAGACTGCACTCGCCGAAGCCGAAGCCCAGCGCGACCGCCTGGCCGCCGAACTCGCCACCCGCGAAACCGCCACCCTGCCGGACATCCTGCCCCGCCTCGGCCAGCACTACCGCGAACTCGTCGACCGCCTCGAGGACAGCCTCAAGACCAACATCCCCGCCGCCCGCGAAGCCCTCAAGGGCCTCGTCGGCGACACGATCAGGCTCTACCCGACGGAACAGGGAATACTGGAAGCGGAAATCGGCGTGAACTTCGAGGGACTGATTCGACTCACGGCCGACCAGACGGCCGACCGGGTGTCGAAAACGATGGTAGCGGGGGCTGGATTCGAACCAACGACCTTCGGGTTATGAGCCCGACGAGCTACCAGACTGCTCCACCCCGCATCAGTGTGGTGCGCATTCTATCAGCCCTGCAGGATTTTTCAAGGGCGTTC